TTCAAGCGTTATCAAGGCAGTGAGGATAGCTTCCAGAAGTCAGTGGCTAAGTACCTTAATGCAATTAATGCATTCTGGTTTCACTGCCCGAATGGAGGCAGCAGGCATGCACTTGAGGCTTTAAAGCTTAAGGATATGGGAGTTAAGGCTGGCATTCCTGATTGCATGATCCTTGACCAGCGACATGGATATTCAGGACTAGCCATTGAGCTGAAGGTTGGCTATAATAAGCCATCGGAGCATCAGCTGGCTATCTTTGACAAACTGGTAGAGCGCAAGTGGATGGTCATTGTCTCCTGGTCACTTGATGAGACCATCAGCCTGATTGATAACTATTATTCAATAAAGACTATATGAAGATAAATGAGCAGGGATTTTGGGAGAATCCGACAGGAGAGGGCCATGCCTTTGACAGACCACTAGCCGGAGCTATTGTCAAGCTATTCCAGAAGCATCACTTTAACAGTGTGTTAGACTTAGGCTGTGGCATGGGTGACTATGCACACCTGCTCCAGGCTTACAATTATAAGGTTCATGCCTATGATGGTAACCCGAATACACCACAGCTTACAATGGGCCTTGGTCAGGTTGCTGACCTTAGTCAGCCATTTGATTGCGGTGAGCATATTGATGTGGTAATGAGTCTGGAAGTCGGTGAGCATATTCCAAAGGAGTTTGAGCAGACATTCTTGGACAATGTGGTAGTTAATAAGCCAAAGATGATCATCTTGTCTTGGGCAGTGCCTGGGCAGGCAGGTGATGGGCATGTGAATTGTCAAACTAATCGCTACATCATCAATAAAATTGAAAGAGAAAACTATTGCTTTCTGCCACATACAACGCATAAGCTGAGAAAAGAATCATCTTTATGGTGGTTTAAAAAATCGCTAATGGTTTTTGAATAATTATTTGGTGCTTCCATTTTAGTTTCATTTTATTTGCAAAAAAATAATCTAACCAATGGAAGAATTGACCAAACTAAAGGCAGATTTAGCAGAGTGCCGGAGGCATTCAGACAATCATAGACGCAGCAGAGACTATCATAAGGAGCAGGCTGCTAAGCTCAGGAGAGAAATTGAAGACCTAAACATAGGTAAGGAGTTTTGGGAGATTCAGCACACTAAGATGGATGAGGCTTACCAAGAGGCTCACAGGCATCATCAAGCATGGATGAACTTCAGCATAGTCATGACTGCCTATGCCATTGGAATGACTGTTCTTTTTGCCTGGTGCATTAGGCTATGAGAGACTTCACTAAGTTCACCTGCTTTGTCAGGGGAGTGCTGGAGACAGGTTATGTCATTAAGCATTCAGAAAACCTAAGGCTAAAGAGAGATGTCAAGATGCACTTTAATAGGCTTCTCAATGATGCTACTCAGTTCGAGAAGTTTCTGCACCAGGAATTAGGCTCAGAGATGGCACATGCTGAAGACACTATCAACTCTGCTGTGGTTGATTTAGTCTGGCAGATATTTGACATGGGCGAGGAAGAGGTGCAAAAGTTTTTTGATCATATTAATGCGTTTCAGGATGAAAAAGCCAAATAATGTCAGGACAAAAAATGTCCAAATCTTTCCAGCCACTTGTGAAGAGGTTGAGAAAGCTAAGACAGGCAAAACATGCAGCTGGTGCAATGAGTTAGGCAAGAAGATTCACAAGACCACAGATCATGTGTGTCTCCGCTGTGATAATGTCCGTAAAGCCTATGCCCAAAGTTTAAAAGGAGAAGTTGCCATAGTTTATAAGTTGTTTTAAGTTTGCATTGGCGAAAGCCCCGGATTGCGAACCCGGTTTAATTGGAACACATGAAAAATATTAAAGCCCCATTCGGTAAGTACCTGTCAGCCTATGTTCCGGCTGTTCGCAACAGGGAAAGCCGGATGGGGTTTTTGTTTTTATGAAAAGTAGAGATTCAATGGTGCTTTACAGGAGCTTTTATGATGCCATAAAATTGCTTCCAGATGACACACAATTAGAGATTTTTCGGGCAATTTTTGAGTTTGGTCTTGATGGAATTGAGCCTGAACTGTCAAAATCAGCCTTACCTTTTTGGCTACTTATTAAGCCTAATCTTCAGGCAAATAGGACTAAATGGGAAAGCGGAAGTAAAGCAAAGCGGAAGCAAAGTGTAAGCAAGAACGAAGCAAAGCAGAAGCAGAAGGCAAGCATAACCGAAGCTAATGTAGATGTAGATGTAGATGTTGATGTAGATAAGGATAAGGATGAAAATGAGTATGATGATAAGGATGATAATAAGAAAAAGTCAAAGCAATTTATTCCTCCAACCTATGAGGAAGTAGAAGCCTATTTCATCGAGAACAATGAGAGCCTAAATTATCTTCCAAGGTGCTACCATCATTATGCAGATCATAACTGGACAAACAGAGATGGCAAAAAAGTCAAAGACTGGAAACGCACTATAAAAACGAATTGGTTTGGTAAAAACCAAAAGAATGCAAACACAAGTTTTCCGGGCGAAAATTTTGCCACCTGGAAGCCATCACATCATAAAAATTTAGACTTTAGCAACACAATCGAAACCAAATGAACTTTTCCAATGACCAAGTAGAGAAGCAGGTGCTATCCGGCATGATGCTCTCAGCAGAAGACAGGCTAGCTGCCTTTGCCATCATACCAACAACTGAGATATTCCTTAATCCTCAGAACAAGCTAATCGCAAGGGCAATAGAAGCACAGCAATTAGCCGGAGAGGAAGTAGATCTTATGACAGTGGTTGCAACCTTAAAAAGGTCAGGACTGCTTAAAGATGCCGGTGGCTCAGCCTATGTTTCTAAAGTCTTTGCCAGTCTGGAAAGTCTGGGTAAAATTGAAATCCACTGCAGGATATTGATTGAGCAGTATTTAAAGCATAGAGCTTTTATAATAGCTCATGAGATGCTTCAAGGGGCGCAATCAGACCAGATGGACATTTTTGACCATTTGGCTAAAATTCAATTTCAGGCCGATAAGTTGCTAAGTGAGGCAATCGTAAAAGATGATGACAATTTCAGTGCATCAGTAGAAGAAACAGAAAAGTCATGGCTAAATAAGTCAGACAAGGCCATTGCTGGATATTCAACGGGAATTGGCAGACTTGATGCCATTTGCGGAGGCTTTACCAATGGTGAACTAACTGTGATAGGTGCTAGACCTGGACAGGGAAAATCAGCCCTAGTGGTAAGCCTTGTCCGCAATCTTGCCAAGCAAGGAATTGGATGTGGGCTATTCAGTCTTGAGATGTCGAAGCATGAGCTAATTCAAAGACTAGCTGCCCAAGAAAGCCAAATCTTTGCCTTCAAAATAAAACAAGGCCATCTAAATGAGCTTGATAAAAGCTCACTGAGGTCAGCAGTTCAAAGCATGAAGGCGTGGCCTATTAAGATTTTCGATTCTGGTGCAATGGACATCAGAAAGCTCAAGACTAGGGCAACCATGTGGAAGCGCAAGTATGGCATTCAGGTAATATTCATTGACTACCTTCAGCTAATGGATAGCAGCAATCCAAAGGAGACAAATAGAGTCAATGTAATTTCTGAAATAAGCAGAGGCTTAAAGGTCTTAGCAAGAGAATTAAATATGCCCGTAATTGCACTCAGCCAGCTAAGTAGGCGAGTTGATGAAAGACCTGATAAGATGCCACAACTTTCTGACCTCCGTGAGTCTGGTAGCATTGAACAGGATGCTGATGTAGTATGGATGATGATGAGGCCTGCATACTACGGTAAGGAAGGCACAACTAAAATCGGTGAGAGAGAGTTTTACAATGAAGACCTTTGCATCATTGACCAGTGCAAAATGCGTTCAGGATCAACCGGAATAATCCCTTTAAAATTTGATGCACCTTTAATGAGACTAAGAGACTATGATTAATTCAATCCACATCAGCCAAATCCCTGCACAATGGGAAGGCAGAAGCACCTACTCCAATGATTTACTTTACACAATTAAAGAACCAATGATGACAAGCCAAGACTGCCGGGATTACCTTGGCAGAAAAATTAAGCAACTACAAGGCAAGCTAAGCATTGAAGGTGCAGCACCTGGACACCAGCGCAGATGGCGCAATCAGCTTGAGGTCTATGAGGCAATTTTGAAATACCTATATTTGCATAAACTTTAAGACTATGCCACTCAAGAAAGGTTACTCAGCTAAGACTGTCAGCAGCAACATAAAGGCTGAAATGAAGCGAGGCAAGCCTCAGAAGCAAGCCGTAGCCATTGCTCTGTCTGT